AGCGCGGCGTTGCGGTTGACGAGGCGCGCCGGATGATCCTCGACAAGGTTGCCGAGGCTGCCGATGGCGCACGCGTGTCCCCGCATGTATCGGTCCCGCTCGGGGGTCAGGACGAGCGCGTGAGCCGTCGCGACGCGGTCGCCAACGCGCTGCTCCATCGTTACAGCCCGACGCTGTTCCCACTCGCGGAGCGCGCCCGCGAATATCGCGGCATGACGCTGCTTGAGCTCGCCCGCGAGTTCCTAAGCAATGCCGGCATCAACGTGCGCGGCCTGTCGCGCGACGAAATCGCCACGCGTGCCTTGCACTCGACCTCAGATTTCCCGGAGGTGCTATCCGCTGTCACCAACAAGACGCTGCGCCAGGCCTACGAGGTCTACCCCCGCACCTTCGTGCCCTTCTGCCGTCAGGTGTTGGCAACCGACTTCAAGGCCATGCATCGGGTGCAGATCGGTGAGGCGCCGCAGCTGCTCAAGGTCAACGAGAGCGGCGAGTTCAAGCGGGGCACGATCGCCGAGTCGAAAGAAAGCTACCGGATCGAAACCTACGGCCGCGTGGTGGCGATCACCCGGCAGGTGCTGATCAACGACGATCTCGACGCCTTCACCCGCATCCCGGCCATGTATGGCACGGCGATTGCGACGCTCGAAAGCGACGTGGTGTGGGGCATCGTCACGGCAAACGCCGCAATGGCCGACGGTGTCGCCTTGTTCCACGCCGACCATGACAACCTCGCCGCCGCCGGTGCAGCGTTGAGCGTTACCACCGTCGGCGAGGGTCGTGCCGCAATGGCGAAGCAGACCGGCCTCGACAAGAAGACGGTGCTCAACATCCGCCCGTCCTTCCTGATTGTGCCGGCCTCGCTCGAGCTGGCAGCCGAGCAGCTGATCGCGCAGAACCTGGTGCCGGCCAAGACCGGGGACGTGGTGCCGCAGTCGATCCGCACATTGACGCCGATCGCCGAACCTCGTCTCGACGCAATGAGCCTCACGGCCTGGTATCTCGCGGCGAGCCCCGCCCAGATCGACACCATCGAGTACGCTTATCTCGAAGGCCAGGAAGGCGCCTATATCGAGATCCGGAACGGCTTCGATGTAGATGGCGTCGAGATCAAGTGCCGGCTCGACTTCGGCGCCAAGGCCATCGATTGGCGCGGTCTCTACAAGAATCCCGGCGCTTAATCCCCAGCGACCAGCGACTGATGAGAAGGGCGGCTTCGGCCGCCCTTCCGCTTTTTCAGAAGGAGCTTCACCCATGAGGAATTATGTTCAGCCCGGAAAGACGATCACGCTGACTGCACCCTACGCCGTCGCCTCTGGCGACGGACTTCTGGTGGGCGCCATCTTTGGCGTGGCAGCAGGCATCGCTGCCCTTGGCGAGCCGGTCGAGACGGCGCTCGTCGGCGTGTTCGATCTGAAAAAGGTCGGTTCGCAGGCCTGGGCCGTCGGCGACAAGATCTACTGGGACAACACCGCCAAGGAGGCAACCAAGACAACGACGGGCAACACGCTCATCGGCGTGGCGACCGAGGCTGTTGGCGGCGGCTCGGGTGATACGGTGGGACGCGTGCGCCTCAACGGAAGCTTTTGATGGCGGCGTTCGCTGCCGCGGTCGATGCGCTCTTCGCAGATCCGAACCTTGGCCGCGATGCGCTATGGCGCGTGGGCGGGACCGGCGATCCCCTGCTAATCAGGGTTATCCCAACACAGCCCGATCGCATCGAGAGCTTCGCCGAAACCCGCATCCATAGCGAAACGGCACAATTCGATGTACGGACGAGTGAGGTGCCGAACCCGCGTCCAGGCGACACACTTGAGATTGAAGGCGAATCCTTCGTGATCCAGGGGGAGCCGGTCCGCGACAGTGAACGTCTCGTCTGGACACTCGATACAAGGCCGGCATGAGGCTGATTGCCGCGATTCAGGGCGATCTTAAGCGAATGATGGCCGAGGAGCTTGCGGCTGCCGAGACTGCGGTCACCGAAGGCGTTGCCGAAATTACCGGTCAATTGAAGACCACGCTGCGCCGGCAGGTCACCTCCGCAGGGCTCGGCTCGCGGCTTGCCAGCACCTGGCGCAGCGAGGTCTATCCGAAGCGTCAGAAGAGCATCGCTGCGGCGGGTTTTATCTGGTCCAAAGCGCCGAAGATCATTGGCGCTTATGACCGCGGCGTCGTCATTCGTTCGACCCGCGGGCTTTACCTGGCCATCCCTCTGCCGTCCGCGGGCAAATATGGATTGGGCCGCAAGAAAATCACGCCCGCTCTATTCGAGCGAACCGCGGGTCTGCCGCTGCGGTTCGTCTATCGGCGCGGCGCCCCGTCACTGCTCGTTGTCGATAATGCGCGCCTCACCAAAGCGGGGCGCGTGCAGGCAAACACCGGGCGACGGAAGGGCGCGTTTACGCGACTCGCTGGCCGCGCCACGGTGCCGGTATTCCTGCTCGTTCCGCAAGTCACCATGCGGAAGCGGCTCGATGTCGTCAGCGCCGTCAGATCAGCGGAGCAGCGTCTCGCCGATAACGTGCTGCGCCATTGGAAGCAGGCGAATGGATGACCACGACACGCGAGCAGGTCTTGAGCGCTCTCTTCGCGCGATTGGACTCGGCGCTCGACGCCAAGGTTCTTCGCAACGAGGTCCTTCCCGAGCGAGTACCAGAAAGCGGGCTCGTGATCCTGCGCGACGGCGATCCGGGCGAGCCGGAGGCGATTCTCTCGCCGCTACGCTGGTCCTATCAGCACCGCATCGATCTCGACGTTGTCGTGCAACGGCCGACGCCGGCCGAACGTGATGCGGCTTTTGACGCGTTGATTTCCGCAATCGGTGCGGCTGTTGCTGTCGATCGAAGCCTTGACGGCCTGGTCGAGCGGCTCGACGCGTTGGCGCCTGTTCCGACCGACCTTGCCATTGAAGGGGCGTCGGGACTGAAGGCGGCAACGCTTGGCATAATGGCAAGCTACCTCACCGTCGATCCCCTCAGCTGATTTCCCAACCAAGGAGGCCTGAAACATGGCGCGCGCCTATGGCGCGAACGCGAGCCTTGCGGCCGCGTTCGAGACTACCTATGGAACCCCGCCTGTCGCCGGCTGGGTGAAGCTTCCCTTCGTATCGTCGAGCCTCGGCTCGGAACAGGGGTTGATCGCCTCCGATCTCCTCGGCTATGGCCGCGATCCGCTCGCGCCCATGCGCGACGTGATCGCCGCCGAAGGCGACATCGTCGTGCCGATCGATCTCAGGAATTTCGGCAACTGGCTCAAGCTCGTCTTCGGCGCGCCAATCACCACCGAGGACACCGGCGTCTTTACGCATGAGTTTCGCTCGGGTGGAGCGAATCTGCCGAGCCTAGCTGTCGAGGTCGGCATGCCCGAAGTACCGGCCTATTTCACTTCGACCGGGGTGCGGGCCAATACTCTTACCTTCAACATGGTCCGCTCGGGAGCGGCCAACGCCACCATTGCCTGCGTCGCGCAGGGCGAGACGAAGGCCACCGTCAGCGGCGCCGGCACGCCGACCGAGCTCGGGCTTCTCCGCTTCAACCAGTTCCAGGGCGAAGCGCGACGCGATGGCCAGCTGCTCGGCAACGTCACCGGCGCCGAGATTAGCTACGCGAACAACCTGGACCGCATCGAGACGCTGCGCGCCGACGGCAAGATCGCCGGCGCCGATCCGACAATCGCTGCGCTGACCGGTTCGCTCGAGGTTCGGTTCGCCGATACCGCGCTGATCGATACTGCCACCGACGGCTCGGAGATCGAACTCGAATTCTCCTACAAGATCGACGACGACCGGCTGTTCCGGCTGACCGCGCACGCCGTCTACCTGCCGAAACCGAAGCTCGCGATCCAAGGCCCGGGAGGCGTGCAGGCCTCCTTCGCCTGGCAGGCGGCACGCGACTCCGTGGTGGGCCGCATGTGCACCGCTATCCTCATCAACGACGTTGCGAGTTACGCATGATCCGCCTCGACCTCAAACGCGAGCCTCACACGCTCGATCTCGGCCACGGGGTCACGGTGACAGTCGCGCCGCTCACCTCGGCGCTGCTGATGGCGGCCCGTCATGACCCTGCCATCAATGCGCCGTCCAGCGAGAATTCCACCACCACCGACCGAGCGCTGGCGCTCATCAAAGCTGTCGGCCGGCTCGGAATCATAGGCTGGGAAGGTGTCGGCGACGCCGACGGCAATCCCGTTCAGCCGAGCCCGGAGCGGATCGATGCGCTGCTTGATCTTTATCCGATCGCGGAAGCCTTCGAGAGGCTCTATCTCGGGCCGGCGCTTCTGCTGGACGCAGAAAAAAACGCCTTATCGCCCTTGCCGAGTGGCACTTCGGCAGGGGCGAACGCTACTGCGAGGCCTGCGAGGCCCCGTGTAAAGCGTGCCCGTACCGGGTGAATTGGCCCGAGACGCTTGAGGGAATGGGTGTCTGGGATGTCGTCACCAGGATCGCCGGCCAGATCAGAGTCACCAATGGCGTTGTCATCGGGTTGGATTTTGCCGCGGTGCTCGCGCTCGGGCGTGATCTCGGCGCGGATGTCGTCGTGTTGGCCGAATGCTTGCCGGCTATCGAGGCGGTGGCCATTGCCAAACTGAACGAGCAGATCCGGCATTCATGATCCGAGTAATCAAACTGAACGCGCCCCTGAGCGACGACGTCGCACTTTGTCGAAATCGCCAAGACTACCAGTTGGGTCGTTGGCCCGTGACCTGCGCGATGTGGTTTGCAATCTTCTCTTCGAGCTTAGGAGCGAGCATCTCAATCATGTTCTTCCAGCGTCGCAGCATCTGAAGCTTGACGTTTTCCGGGCGCCCGTGAGCAATGCTGCCACGCGTTTGCACGAGCTTGTTGAGCTCGCTCCGAAGGGTTTCATTCGGGAATTTTCTCCAAGAAAGCCCACGGAGTACCCACGCCAGACCGAGATTAAAAAATAGGAGTTCGGTCTTGTATACATCGGCGTTGTTCAGCCTCTTACTTGTGTTCCTGAACAGTTGGTCAAGATCGGCGGCCGTCGTCGCCGCAAAGATGCTGCGAGCGGCTTCCTCAAACAGATCCTCCACAAAGGCTTCGGTAGCGGCGGAGAGTAATACAGTGCCAGCGCGGGTTATTGCTGCCCCCTGACGTTGAGCAGGTCGACCTCGACCTCCACCCGTAAGCGCCGCATGCGCGGCGATCAGCTCATCAACATCTTTGAGCCGCGTAGCCAGCTCTTGTCGGGCATTTGATGGCATGTGCCCCTCCCACCACCGTTCGTTTCGGCCAACCATCTCTTAAAGCGCAAAGACTGCCCTGTCCCCCTGGGCTTTCGTAATACAGCAACCCCTGGAAAGTCATGGCCGATCGCCAGATCTCGATCCGGCTTGCCGTCATCGATGGCGGCAAGGCGAAGGCGGAGCTTCGCTCCGTGGGCGAGGAGGGCGACAAGGCCCTCAGGAAGATCGAGGATGCTGGCCGGCCGGCATCCGGGGCGTTGCGAGCGATCGATGCTGCTTCACGCGACCTTGGCGGGCAGTTCGGCAGCCTCGCCGCGCGCCTTGGGCCCGCGGCATCGGCGCTTCGAGCGCTTGGGCCGGTGGGCGCTGGCGTTGCCGTCGGTCTTGGCTCAATCGTTGCGGTCATCGCCGCCGGGCTCCCCCAGTTCGCCGAAGCCGAACGCCTTTCGCTTCGCCTGGAACAGGTGCTGCGTGCGACCGGCTATGCCTCGGGTTTGACGGCGAAAGAGATCAAGAATCTCGCCGAGGAGACCGAGCGCGCGACCTTCGCCACTGCGGAGCAGGTGCAAGAGGCGGCCGGCGTCCTTGCCACCTTCCGCTCGGTTCAGGGCGACACGTTCCGCCAGGCGCTTACGCTGGCCCAGGACCTCTCTGCTGTCTTCGGTCAGTCGCTCACCTCCTCGGTGACCCAGCTCGGCAAGGCGCTGGAAGACCCGATCCAGGGGATCAGCGCGCTTCGCCGCGTCGGCGTTTCCTTCAGCGCCACCCAGCGCGAGATGATCGAGGAGATGGTCCGGGCCGGCGATGTCGCCGGCGCCCAGAAGCTGATCCTCGAAACCCTGGCGAGGCAGGTCGGCGGCGCCGGCAAAGCGGAGGCTTCCGGGCTTGCCGGTTCCTTC